ACGCTCAAGGGGGTACTACAGAGGCCGGACTGAGACAAATGGTCAAAGCCGACTCCATTCCGGTGATCTTCGACGAGTTCGAGATGACGGGCAAAGAGACCCGCGCTCGGGTCGAGTCGATCATCGAACTCCTGCGCCAGTCGTGGAGCTTCACAGGGGGCGCCATCGTCAAGGGCGGGGGAGACGGCGTCGCCACGGTCTACCAGCTCGCCTTCGCGGCGCTTGTCTCAAGCATCCGGGTTACGCTCGGTAACGACGCCGACCGCTCGCGCTTCACGGTACTTGAGCTTGCGCCGCACGGGTCGAGTGCCACGCATTGGGCCGCGATTAAAGATGGTCTAGAGCTGATAACCCCCGAATACGGCGAACGTCTCTTCGCTAGGTCTATCTCCAAACTCGACGTGATTCGCGCGAACTTTAAGACGTTCTCGGAAGTCCTATCGGGCCATATGGGGCAGCGCTTCGCAGCCCAACACGGCATGCTGCTTGCCGGCTACGGGATTCTGACCAGCGACAAGCCGATCTCTGTGTCCGACGCCGAAGGGTTCGTCGCCGGCTTCGACCTGGATGACGACAAGGCTGAGCACACGAGCGATCAGGAGGATTGTCTGGAGACCCTGATGACGCGCCGAGTGCGGGTCCAGGAGGTATACGCCGACGGCATGCGCGAACAAGTCAAAGATGTCGAGAAGACAATCGGAGAGGTCATCGCGTTCGGCGACGATAGGCAGATGGCTTCGCTCCGGTCTTATGGTATTATTGTCCGTTCAGAAGTGATTTTGGTAGCAAACAGCCATGACGCTTTACGGCGGCATGTATTCGCTGATACGAGATGGGTGGGAAACTGGCGGGACTCGCTCCTCAGAATTCCAGGCGCCACTAAGATATCGGCCCAGCCGTTTGATAAGAACCTGGCCGGTATTACTTCCTCGAAGTGCGTCGCCATCCCTCGAAGTCATCCAACTATCTGACAAGACGGTATAAAGTATAAGCCGGGTATACGGGACAAGCTCCCGTAAGCACCGGCTTTATACCGTTATACTATACCCGGGGGGGTAGGCACCCCCCTAGAGGAAAATGTATTTGTAAAAGTAAGTAAAACTAAAAAGAGTCTAAGTACACTCTCTCTCTCTCTGTATAGTATAGTGGTATATATATAGTGTTATTGGGGGCTTAGGTCCTATACCGCACTTATACCGGTATAAGTAGAAGGGACCAAGGACGGATCTATGCCCGTCGCGACAGTAGGCCCTGTCGCTGGCGGAAACGGCACTCTGGTCGCCGCAAGGGCTCTAGGAGGAGTAAGCTCCATGTCGCGAGCACGGGCCTCACAGGGCGCGATTTGGCGGCATTCGCGGATTAGCTCGTGACAAAGGGCTACGAGGAGGAAGAAACGGATAATGTCGTAGTGCCTAAAAAATAATCACCGGACATTGATCGTCGTTTTATTTCTCTGGGATCTATGAACGGAGTACAGCGAACCTCACGTAGCGCCAGGCTCTCTAGTGTGCGAGATTTGAACAATGGAAATAGCATTCACGGTTCTCGCCTCAGGCCTCGGTATCCTTATCGGCTTCTTCGTGGCCGATCTTGGCCAGCGAGCCAAGGATAGGCTAGCTCTCACGCAGGCAGGTGTTGACTTCCGCAAAGCTCAAGAAGAGTTATCGGATCTTCATAACCAGGCTATTAAGGACTTCAAGTCCTTGAATGACAAGGTTATGAGTCATGAAATGGCCTTTAAAACCAGGCCTCTAAAGTAGAGTTTCAATGGCAGTAGGGTTTAAATCAGGTGGAAGAACTAAGGGAGTGCAAAATAAGCTATCCCTTCGGTTTCTTGACGACCTCAGAAAGGGCAACTTTGACCCTATGAAAGAGGCTCTCAAGATCTACCGGAACTCTGATCAGATGACCGACGATAAGCGCATCGAATTCTGCATGAGGCTCATGAGCTTCTGTTATCCGACGCTTAAGTCGGTCGAAGTGTCAGGCGAGCGCGAGGCAGCGATACCGATCACGTTCGAGAACGTAGCTGACCTTTGCCGCATCGCAAGAGAGGCGAGTCTCCCGCCTAAGGACGAGACGCTGTGACCATCCAGGAGGTCAAGATCCGCATCAAAGCCATCGCAGCCGTTGCGGACGACGACGAGGTAGCTCACCGGATGGAAGACGAACTCTTCCGCGATGTGCTTGAGGCTATCGCCGATGGCGCTGTCCACGGTCCGGCCCTTGCCGCAATGGTGCTCGAGACCGACGATATCGATTTCAACCGCTGGTGTGCCTGATGCAGTGGGCGAAGATCTTGGAAGCGTTAGGTGACACTGCTGGTTATCTTGAGCGGACAAGAGGAAAGCCTTCGCGTCCTGAGGTCGTAGTAAAGCCTGTTCCTCCTGACTACGGTGCGGTGGACGGCGATCCGCTTGATAGGATGCTTCGTTACGAGGCTCCTGAGCGCGACACTCCTGACCCCTACGGCACTCCGATTCCTGCTCTCTCGAAGGCTAAGAGAAAGTCTCAGGATTGGTTAGTGCGGAATGTTGGGCGCACTCTTTCGGCTCCGGCTAGAGAGGCGATCGACTGGGTAGTTCCGGAAAGTCCGTTTGACTTAGCGAGCTTGCCCTTCTCTAAGATCAACAAGATGATGCGGACCGTCCCGGCAGAGCAGCATGCTATCTCGAAGGTAACTGGCTTTGGGACACCGAACGAGACGGCTATGTCGCTGAAGAGGCAGAACGCGATTCAAGCGGCAAGGGAGAAGCGGGCCGGGGAACTCGGCGTAGTCGGCGAGTCGGGCGCGTATCCGAAGGCTGAGCTGCTTGGGGTAGGTGTGGACATGAAGGCTTATCAGGTCGCTGGCGAACGACCGAAGGCTGGGGAGCCTTGGGAACTCGGAGATGTCGTCGTGAAGACGCCACGAGACGGGCGCGCCAATCAAAAGCTCCTCGGTCGACAGGGTCTTGAGGAGGCGCTAGCTGATAAGGGCCTCGCTCCAGAGACCTTTATGGTCGAGACGCCGAATGATAAGTACATGGTCCAAGATAGGGCCGAAGCGACGGCGAGTAGGCTCCTCGGCGATCGCGGTATCGGTCGGAGCACGGTCGATGATGTCACGCACCGCTTGAAGGAGGAGGCGCAGGATGCTGGTTTCAGATCATTCGACCTTCACGAAGCGAACATTGCGCGGATGCCCGATGGCTCATGGAAGATCATCGACGCGGGTCACTTCAGGGAAAACTTAGATAATTGGGAAAATAACGCTCGTCAGAGTCCTCGTTACGTCAGCCCAAAGGGCTTCGATAAAACGATGGGTATTCTTAAGCAGAAGCCCTGAAACATGTTATACGATCCGCGCTGCATCCCGCGGTTGAAGCCGGAGCCGTTGACATGACCGATCATCTGGATGAAGTCCGTTCGTCTCCGAGAGTGCAAGAGATGCTCGAGAAGCTTTTGCCGATCTATGAAGCTATCGAGGCAGAGAGGGCAACTCTGCCTTGTCTCTCCGGCTTAGATGTCGCGCTCGCACATTCGTCCGAAACTCTTTGGGCTCTTCTCCGTGAGCTTGGCTGGAGACGGACATGACCTACGACGACTTCCTCGAATCTCTCCGAGACCTCTTTGACCGTAAGCAGTGGCTTGAGGCTAAGCAGCTCATTGCCCGCTACTACTTCGCTCGCTAGATCAATTTCTATACAGTCGCTATAACTGTTAGATGCAAGACACGCTAAACCTAGCGGACGCATCCCCAGATGACGTCATGCGCTCACTATGGCTACAGGGAATCCTGAGCTGGAAGCTGCACGCGAGCCAGCTCGTGATCGACCACGGCATAGAGAGCCTGCCGGTCGCGGTCAAAGAGGCAGTGCTTCTGTGTTGCCGGCGCTTCGGCAAGAGCTACTACGGATGCATTCGGGCGATCTCTAAGTCCATTCAGAGTCAGAGGCCGAGGCTCACGCGCATTATCGGTCCTGACATCAAACAGACTGTCATGATCGTCGACTACAACATGGCCAAGATCATGTCGGATCTTCCGCGCCTTGGGCTCACTGGGCTTATTGAGCACGTGAAGAGCGATAAGATGTACCGGATCGGTGATTCGTCGCTATTCCTCGGAGGCTTCGATAGCCAAGCCGACTCTCTTCGTGGAGGCGAAGCCGACGAGATACTGATCGAGGAGTCAGGGAGCGCGGACCCAGACGACTACGACTACCAAATGCGCTCTGTGCTTAAGCCTCAGCTCCTGAAGACGAGAGGCCGGATGATTCATCTGACTACTCTGCCTCCAGTGCCAGGGCATCCCTTCATCAAAGAGACCATGGTCCAGGCTAAGCTGGACGGTGCCTTTTATTCGTACACTATCTATGACGATCCCTTGGCTACTCCGGAGATCATCGCCGATGCGATCAAAGACTCAGGCGGGATAGAGTCGGATACGTTCAAGCGCGAGTATTTGAACATCGTCATTCGTGACCGCAACATCGTGGTCATTCCGGATTTTGATAGAGCGCTCGATGTAATTGCATTCGATACGCCGGATGTTATTAACCTTGAGGTTTACACAGACTACGGCGGTGTTAGGGACTTCACGGCGTCGCTGCTAATGGGGTATGATTTTTTAAGCGGTAGGGATCTTGTCATTGACGAGATATGGCATCCGCATAATACGCCTACCTCCGAGATCGTGGGAGCCGAGAGAGCCAAGTGGGGAGAGCTTCCCATTAAGAGGCGCTACGCCGATGCTCCGGGTCAGCTGCAGATCGACCTCAAGCGCTCGCACAACTACGAAGTGTCGATGCCTCTCAAAGACGACTGGGAGGCAGCGGTCAATAACCTGGCTAACAGGTTCACGCAGCGCAAGGTCAAGATCCATCCGAGATGCACTCTGACAATCCAGACTTGTGAGTCGGGAGTGTTCAATAAGCAGAGGACGGACTTTGCTCGCAGCCAGGCACTCGGCCACATGGACGCTCTTGCGGCACTGATGTACGGCGTGCGTTGTCTCGACCGGACTAGTCCCTACTCGGCTGACACGACACAGAGCGATTCGTTCTTCATTAGGCCCAAGCTTGGCGAGGTTCGGACGTTGGTCCCGGCGCTCAAGCTTGGTCAATCACCTAAGCGCTTCACGAGGTAACCAATGGCCAAGATCACGTTGACGAGACTTCTAGAGACCGCGCAGCTTCTAGCGACCGAGGCAGGCCAGCAGCTTGCTCAGTTCATCACCTATATGTCTGAGCACGTTGAGCAGACGACGAGAGCGCTTTTGGGCGGGCTATCGTTCGCCGACAACTTTGCTTGTGAGCGAAAAATAGTGACCTTGAAGCACGATGTGGCTCAGCTCGTCTCGTCGAAGAAGCCGGTAGAGGACATTCTGGCGACGCGGGTCTTCTCGAGCCTTCACGGCATAGACAGTTTCGCTTGGTACTACGACTCGGGCGGGAGGCTGACTGTCAAGGCGACGTTTACCGGATCTCCGAGCGGTTCCCTTGACGTTCGGCTTGTGCTCCTTTTCTAAGCAGTTTAGTATGTAAGCATCCAGGAAAATTAGGCGTATATCCTGCTACCTCACGGCGCGGGTGACATAGGGCAAGCCATAGAGCGGCCCTTTTATTTTAGGCTCTCTACCCATAGGCGAGGCATTGATGACGGAAGCTCCGGCTTCGGGCGTTCCAGCGCCAACTAGTGTTCAGAATGCTCCTGAAAGATCCATCCCCGGTACCAATCAGCAGCAGAAAAGGGTCTATGAACCCGGCAAGGCGCCTTCGCAGGCAGTTGAGCCAAACCAAGACCCCTTCAAGGGCACTAGGCACAGAGTAAAGATCGACGGCCAAGAGCGAGAGGTAGACTACGACACGCTAATCCGGGACTACCAAACGAGCCAAGCGGCTCAGCGGCGTTTCCAGGAGGCATCGAAGGAGTCGGCTCGGGCTAAAGAGCTTGAGAAACGCCTAGAGAATGGAGACATCAAATGGCTCACCGAAAAACTCGGCAAAGACCGGGCGCGTGAACTCTTTGAAGACCATCTGATAGGTGAGCTTGAGTACGAGGCTCTATCTCCGGCTGAAAAACGCTCGATGGAGCTAGAGAACGAGAACAAGAGCCTCAAGAGTGAGAAGGAACGCGAGAAGGCTGAGCTAGAGCGCAGGCGATACGACCATACGGTATCGAAAGCGCACGACGAGCTGGACGTTGAGATATCTGAGGCCCTTTCGGCAGAGGGTATGAAGCCTACGCCTCGTCTCGTCATGCGGATACTTGACGAGATCGAAGCGAACCTCGCGACTAAAGACAGACGTATTCCGGCAGGCCAGGCGAAAGACAAGGCGATCCAATCGATCTACCAAGACATTGCCGAGTATCTGCCTCAGTTACCGATCGAAAAGGCTCTGGCGCTGTTTCCCAAAGAGTTTCTCGACCGAGTTCGTAACTACGAAGTCGAGCAAGTCTTAGGCGAGCGTCAAGCCAAGAGAATCAAAGTTACCCCGGGCAAGTCGGACGCACCAAAGGCAACGGCACCACAGTCGCAGTCGGATTGGTTCGCGGCCATGGAAAAAAAACTAGCTAAGAAAAGGTGACTAAATGTCAGCAACGAGCCTTATTTACAAGCAAGACCAGTGGGGCAAAGTTCAGCCTCGCATTCTTCGTCTTCAGTACTCCATCACTGGCGCCAAGACGATCGTTCCTATCGTCGCTAACTCAGCTTCCTTGACGTCTTTCGATGCCATCGCATCGCAGGCAGTGATTGACGCTTTCCTCGGCACGACGACTGAATTCGCAGTCGCTGCCTTTGACGCAACGGCGATGGGAACGGACGCCTTTGCTGCCATCGTCAATATGGACGGCCAATGCCAGACGGTGGTCATGTGCACAACCCAGGTCTTCTCGACTACGGGCGGCGCGACTGTCACGACTCGTTGTGTCGGAGCATCGGCGGAACTCACGGCATCGTCTCTAACGACGCAGGTTACTCGCGGAGCCACAGGCAACATTGCACTGCGCTCGATCGTCACGGGTATCGACGCTCTAACGGCAGGCATCATCGACGTTCAGATCCATTGGATCTCGAAGTGAGCTGAAGGGCTTCCAGGGGGAGGCCCCTAGTCAGTGTGCGTTAACAACCTCGCAAGCTCATGGACGAGCTTAGCGTAATGCCAGGAGGCACCTTTTTATGTCAGCAGTGTCGAACAACACGGCCATTGAGCTTTTCAAGAACGTATACGGAAAGATGCAGCAGCTAGTTCCTGACAGCCAGCTTCTTTCCCGCGATATCGGCTGGGCCGAAGGCGACAAAGTGGGCGACGTCTTCAAAGAAGATGTGGTCCTTGGCGATGAAGTCGGAATCACGCTCGGCGGTTCTGGCCAAGACGCATTTGAAATCAACCCGGCGATTGCCGGCGCAGTGAAGCAAACGTCTGTAACCCCCTACGTTACGATGCTTCCTTCGGTCTTGCCCTTCGCGACTATCTCGCGCTCTCTCGGCGACGAGCAGGCTTTCTTCAAGGCCACGAAGTTCATCACCAAGAACAACCTCAGCTCGCACGAGCGGTTTCTTGAGAGCTTCCGTCTTTACGGCCAAGCGACCAAGCTGCTTGGATACGTGAGCTACGCGACGGCAACGTACCGTGGCGTCTCCTTCACGAACGGCACTGCCACGCTGAACGGCGTCTCCTTCACCAACGGCGTCAACGTCGCTGGCAAAGCCATTCTCTTCAAGCCAGGCGACTTCGCCTCCGGCCTCTGGGTCGGTCGTAAGGGCGTCAAGGTCAAGCAAGTGAACGCCGCTGGCGCAGTCGTTGCCTCCGGCAAGCTCGTCACTGTGCAGAGCCGCTTTGGCTACATCACGGTCGACTTCACGCCAGTCGCGGCAAGCTCCACGACCTCGCACCGTCTCGTCTTTGACGGCATGGAGTCGCTCGGAGAAATGGTCGGCATTCACTCGATCCTTTCCAACACCGGCACGCTGTTTGGCATCAATACGCAGCAGTTCGAGCTGTTCAAGGGCAACACGGTTGACCTTCTCGGCACGCAAAAGCTGACACTTGCTCGTCTCAACGAAGCCATCGCGGACGCAGTCAACGGCGGCGGTCTTGACGGTGACGTTTGCACCTACGTCAACCCACGCACGTGGGGCACGCTCTCGACTACCGAAGCGGCTCTTCGTCGCCACGACTACACGTACACGCCGGGTACCGTTCAGAACGGCTTCCAGGACATTGAGTACTTCTCGCAGAACGGCAAGCTCACCATCAAAGCTCACCGCATGGTGATGGAAGGTGACGCGTTCGTCTTGAAGCTCGAGACATGGAAGCGTTCGGGCTCTGCTCAGCCGGACTTCAAAGTTCCTGGAATGGACCAAGACTTGATCAAGCCTCTTGAAAACCAGGCCGGCTACCAGTTCAAGAGCTACGCCGATGAGTACGTGTTCACGCCGATGCCAGCTCAGAACCTTCTGATCACGGGCATCAACGACGAAGGTACCTGAGGTCCTTGAGTAACTGAATGACGGGCGGGGGGCCATTCCCTCCGCCTTCTTCTTAGAGGATATGCATGCCTACTAACGTTACTTGGGACGGAATAGCCTACTCAGTTCCCGCCGGCGGCGAGGTCAACTGGCCTAGCCTCTCAGCGTTTCTCTTGGCTCTCGGGCAAAAGGCAGCCGTTGCAAAGCAGCTTAAGCAAGCGGTCCGCGTTGCTACGTCAACGCCTGTCACGGTCTCGGTAACGACCGACTACGTGGTCCTTACGAACCTCACGGTTCCCGGCGCCGTGGCTGTTACGCTCCCTACTGGCGTCGACGGTCAGCACTTCATCATCGCTGATCAGAAGGGCGATGCGACTACTAACAACATCACGATCACGCCGGGCGCAGGCTCCACGATCGGCGGCGCCGCTACCTACGAGATTGTAGAAAACGCAGGCTTCGTAAGCCTCGTCTTCAGCACGACCGGCAACATGTGGAACGTCGTTGCTCAGAATACTCCGACGACTCTTACCGGCAAGATTCTTGTAGATCCGGCACTCGGTACGCCGGCATCGGGCGTCCTTACTAATGTCACAGGTCTCCCTCTGACTAGTGGCGTCACTGGCGTGCTACCTATCGCGAACGGCGGAACTGGGGAGACTTCAGCTAACGCGGCGCTAAACGCAGTCCTGCCGACACAGGCCACCAACGCGGGCAAAGTCCTCGTAACAGATGGTACCGACACTAGTTGGGCAGCGGGGCTCACGGCCGTACTAGGTAGCGCGCACATTTTCGTTGGTAACGCCAGCAATGTGGCCACTGCTGTTGTAGTGACTGGTGACATCGTATTGGACAATGCAGGAGACATGTCCATCGGGCCTGGGAAAATAGTCGATTCCTACGTAAACGCAGCGGCTAATATCGCCGGCTCAAAGTTACAGGCCGCGACAGCGTCTAACACCGGCACAGTTCCCTACTATGCAGAAGCTACGTACACGACAACATTCCAGGGGAATGGGGGCGGCTCCTCTAGCTCTAACTGCGTCGCCTCCGTTGTGCGTATTGGCAAGCTCGTAACAATAACATTCCCTACCACTAACGACGCACAGCCAGCCGGATCGACATCGCACCTCGTAAACAACTCGGGAATACCGGCGGCCTACCGCCCGGTCGCACAGGTCACAGCTCGGGTAGGTATTTTTAACAATGGCGTGCGTCAAACGGCCAGCGGATTTTTACTTATTAGTGCTGCTGGCGCGATGTCTCTCTACCGTGACGGGTCGCTAGCCCTTAACTACACAAACAGTACCGATGCGGGCTTTGAAGGCTTCTCACTTAGCTGGATCGTCGCATGACAAACAGCCACGCAATAATCAAAAAAGGAGAAGAGCATGGACGCTCTCTATGAAAAGGCTCGCAGGGAAAAAGTCAAAGAGCTTCGCAAGATCATGCAAGAGCTTATGGCCACAAGCGGCGACGACGAACTAGACGGAGACGGACTTGAAGAAGCACTGGCCGAAGCCGGGGAAGCCGCAACCGAAGAAACCGAAGCCTCTGCTGAAGGCGTGGAAGAAGTAGCGCTTGAGGAAGAAGAAGAGGAATCCGAGCTAGAGCGCATGAAGCGTGAGTACTTCAAGCCGAAGGCTCCGGAGCGTCGTCCAGGTACAGCGACCTTCATGGCCAGTGAACCCAAGATGCAGGCGCCAGACAAAAGACCTGTGGGGCGTCCTAAGAAGTACGGCGTATGACGATCACTGGAGACCGCTTCCTAGAGGGCGTCAAAAGACGCATGACTGTTCCAGCTAATCAGGTCTTGGTGCCTGATAGCGGTATCCTTGCGCTCGGCGACGATGTGATGCGCGACAAGCTGATCCCGCTCATGCTTTCCGTTAATCAGAACTTCTTCGCCTTCCAAGACCTGGACCCCCTCGTCGCCAGTCAGGCTGAGTACCAGATCCCTTACCGGGCGATTGGTCGCGGTCTCAGAGATCTAAAGATTCAGCAGACTGGTGAGGCATCGACGCGCAGCAACATGGTTCTCGTCGCTCTAGAAGACGAGCACATTTGGACGGTGGAGGGCACGCCGTCCGGCTTTTACTTTCTCGGCGACAAGCTCGTAGTGGTCCCAAGGCCTACGAGTGCAACGCACGAGCTAGTGCGCTGGTACGATCTCCAGCCTAACCGCATGGTGAAGACGACCGATGCGGCTCTCGTGTCGTCTATCGCTGGCGATGTCGTTACCTGCTCTAGCGTGCCGTCGACTATCGTGACAGGCGTGACGGTAGACTTCATCCAGGGCCGCGCAGGATGCGCCACGAGGGCGATGGACGTTACGGTGACGGACCTAGCCGGCACGCAGCTAACGTTCGGAGTCGGCGAGGTACCTACGACTCTTCTCGTCGGAGACTACGTCGCGCTATCGCAGGAAAGCCCTGTCATCCAGCTTCCAGACGAGGCTTTTCCTCTTCTAGAGACGCTGGTAGCGGCTCGCCTTTGCTACGCCATCGGAGACTTTGACGGGCAAGACCGGCTTCTTTCATACGGGAGAGAGCAGGAAAGCGGTCTCAAGATGCTTCTTGAGCCGAGAGTGCAGGGTGAGCCGACAAAGATCATAAATAGAAACGGACTCGTGCGCCGTCGAAGCTTTGGGCGCGTGCGCGGAGGTTACTTCGCCTAATGTCCTACGACTTTCCAGAAAATCGTAAGTTTCTAGGCCTATTTGCGCAGGCAAACAGCTTTGATCTCCCGGAAGGGGCGATGGAGCGGGCTCTAAACGTCGCTCTTAACGACGATAACGTGCTTTCCAAGGCGCGTGGCTTTTACACGTACTTCACGCCTATCGGCGCAACGCTAAAGAGCCTTTTTTCGTACCAATCTCGGCTCATGGCAGCATTTGCTACGAAGCTTTCGTTTTTCACCGACGCTGGCGTAGCTCCAAACGTCACAGGAACGGCAACGGACCTTACTGGAGAAACCGTAGCAGTGACGGGGACGAGGGCTCCTCGGTCTCTTGAGCAGAACGGCAACTTTTACATTACCTCAGACAACGGAGTGCTCAAGATCGATGCCTTTAACGGCAAGGTCTTTGGCTCCGGGGCTCCACCGGCACTAGATATCAGAGGCAACTTCTTTGCCGCTAACGGGCCGATGCCTGGCCAGGCGCAGGTAGGCTACCGCGTTCTTTTTGGGCGAAGAGACGCTAACGATAACCTGATCGTCGGCGCTCCAAGCGATATCGTGACGCTCACCAATAACATTTTGACGGCTCAAGCTTGGACCTCGGCAGGTGGTGGACCCTTTACCGTCACGGTAACTTCTACAGATCACAACCTAGTGACCGGCATGTCCATTACCGTATCGGATAGCACGGGATCTCCCGGTGTGTCGGCTGGCGCTCATACCGTCACGGTTACGACCACGAACGCCTTTACGATCAGCCTAGCTGTTACGCCGGGGGGGAGCGGCACGCTCTCCTACATTACGTCCCGCGTACCGCTCGTTGAATTTGGTATCCCGAGAGCCATCACGACGACCGTCGACGGCTTTTTCTTCCAGCTCTACCGGACAAAGATCACGACAAGCTCCGACACATCCCCGGAAGCCGACTTTCGCCTGATCGAAGAGCGCGTGCTCACGAGTGGCGAGATCTCGGCTGGATTTGTCAGCTACCAAGACGTTGTGGAAGACATTCTCGTCGAATTCGCTCCCGAGTTGTACACGAACCCTAACTCTCGGGAGGGGGAGCTTCAATCGAACGCTAGGCCTCCTCTCTGTGAGGATTTGGCGCTCTTTCAGAACTACGTCTTTTACGGCAACTGTCAGACGAGGCATCTCCTCGCTCTCGACGTTATTGACCCCTCGTCTCTCGTCTCCGGAGACTTCAT